GAGCGCTGCCCGTCCGCCCGGCCGCTGTCGACGTTCGACGGGACCTTCAGGATTTTCTTCTGCTGCCCGAAGCCGGCGACAGCGCCCGAGTTGCCGCCCGAGTAGCCCGTCATCGAGCCGTTCGCGGCGACGACGAAGTTCCCCATGTCCTTGCCGTCCTTCACGACGGTCATGGTCATCCCTTGGAGCTGCTGGAGCTTCGAGGACTGCGTCAGCGGGATTTGCCCGTCGAGGGTGGCGCTCTCGACGACGCGCTCCAACCCGAAGACGCTGTTGGCGTACTTGACAAGGTAGCGCAGCTCGGCGCCGTAGGCGGCGACGTCCCGAATGTCGCCGGCAAAGGTCCACGGAAACCAGCCGAAGGCGTCGCCGGTCGGCCGCCCCATGGTGATCGAGCCCAGCGTGCCCTTGAGCAGATAAACGAAGCGCCCGCTCGCCGCGGCGTCGCCGCTGGATGCCACGACGCGGCTCCCCACCTTGACGATCTCCCGATGCAGCTCGGTGATCTCGACCAGCTTGTAGGGGTGCTCTTCGTCGTCCTGCGGCTGGACGGCGATCACGCGGTTCTTGCCGGCCGAGAGGAAGGCCACGCCCTCGCTCGTGACCGCCGGGGCCGTGTTCGTCACGCCGTCGGAGCCGATCTTGCGGAACTGGGTCGCGCCCGGGCTCTGAAGGCTGACAAGCGGGATGTGGTAGATGCCGGCGTTGGTCGACAGGATGACGTCCCCAAAATCCACGAGGTCGTACACCTCGACGTTCCCCGGGATGAGTTCGAGGATCGCGTCGCCCGGTTCCGGCCCGACAAGGAAGTCCGTCAAGAGCGTCGGGGCCGAGAGAAGCACCGCATTCGGAACCTGCGGGAAGGCGGAAAAGGCAAGCCGGTTCGCGACGAAGCCCACGGCGCCCGGCCATCCGCGAGCGGCGCTCATGAATTGCTCGTCCCACGACGTGATCGGCTCGGGGTCGATAACCTCTTGGTGGTCGCGGTTCGAGCCGTCGCCGGGAGCGATGATCTGCGAGCGCCAGTTCGGCCCGACGGCGAACTCGTCCCGCTCGAAGCCGCCCCATGCCCGGTAGAGCGTCACCTTGATGTTCTCGGGCGAGCCGGTGTCGATGTTCGTCACCTCACCGTAAGCTCCGCTCTCGCTGCCTTGGATGCGATCGCCGACGCGGAGGCCGCGGGTGTTCTTGACCCAGATTTTCAGCGAGATGGGGAGCTGGTCGATGACGTTGGCGTTGCACCGCGAGCTGTTGACGATCGACGTGACTTGCACCTCGCGCTCGCCATAGCGGAAGCGCGCGCCGACGTGCCCGGCCACCAGAAAGCCGGTCGAGAAGTCGACTTGGATCGTGCCGCCGCGAGCGCTGGGCTTCATGGTGACGCCGTCCGCCTCGAAGCGATAGTAGGCCTGCCGCTTCGCCCCACTGCGCTCCTCCCGGAAGTTGAAGTTCGAGCGGTTCCAGTTGCTCCCGTTGTAGGCGAGGACTTGCGGCTGCCAGCCGTTTCCGACGACGACGAAGGTGTCTTCCGCCTGCGTCCAGCGCATCACGTCGAGGTCGGCACCATTCCACGGGGCGCCGGACAGGCTGCTCACAAGGGCGTCGCTCTCGTTCAGGAACTCGACCACCGTCGGCAGGAAGACCGCCGTATGCAGCTTCTTGCCCTGCGCGCGGATCATCGCGACGCGGCCCGCCTGCGTGTAGAACTTCACGTTCTCGGTGCCGGGGCGCACCTCCAGCCCGCCGGCCGGGAGCGGCCGGAAGTTGGTGACGTTCTTCAACGCCTGCCCGAGGAACTTGGTATCGTCCCGCTTCCGCGCATCCCAGTCGATCTGCCCGAGGCTGAAATCGCGCTGGGCGTCAACGATGCTGGGGATGCCGAGCTGCTTCGCTCGCTCGTCCCGCGCCATCAGGGAACCCTTCCGATCGAACCGTAGCGGCGCGAGCGCCGGATATAGCCGTGGTAGATGTCACGCGGCGGGTTTTGCTGAGACTGGGAGGTCTGGGCCTCGATCAGCATGCGCCGGGAGGTCTGCTCACGATCCTTCGCGAGCTGAGCCATGTTCTCCATCGGCCGCAGAATGCACGCCTCGATGTAGATCGTCAGCGCCTCCTCGAAGAGCGCCGAGAGCTTCTCATCATCAGCCGGGGCGATGAAGCGCACGACGATCTCCTCGCTGTCGACGTCGGTCGTCAGCTCGCCGTCCCACAGCTCGTAGTTCGTGATCTGGAGGTTTTCGTCGGCGCCGTCGTAGGCCGACAAGATTTTCAGCGCCGCCGTCGGCAGCTCATAGGCGAAGCTCTGCCGCGGGTTGTCGTTGCCGGCGCCCGTGAGCACGCCCGAGGTCCGGGTCGCGAAGAGCCAAGGGTGCTTCTCCGTCATCCACGCGAGGCCGCGGTTGAAGCCCTCCCGCCCCCTGATCCAGTAATCCTCGCCCGTCTCGTCGAGCGGGTTGCAGCCGACGGCGATCATCGCCTGATTGACGAGCCGGACCGCCGTGTCCGTCATGCCGTGCGACGATTGCCGCGGGACGGTGCGGGGCTGTTGCTCGTCCCGCACCTTGGCGGAGAGCGCGAGCATTTCCTCGCCCTCCTTCCGCCGGATGTTGGCGAGCGTGTTGCCCTCCTTGTCAGCGCCACCCTCGCCATCGCTGCCCGAGCGGAGGATTTCCGCCTCGGTGAGGCGCGTCAGCCCCTCGATGAAGCCCGGCGACCATAGCGTGTCCGGGGCCGCCTTCAGATAGTTCACCCTGATCTGTCCGTCGATCGCACAGCAAAGCACGTTGCCGACGATCTCGTAGTCGTCGAGCCGCCCTTCCAGCGAGTAGGTCGCGAGGATTTTCAAGCTGCCGGCCGGCAGGGTGTAGCCGAAGGAGAAGTTGCGCGACTTGGACGCCGTCGAGGTGAGCGCCATGCTGGTGTCATTGGCGAAGTTCCAGCGGTGCGCCGTCGAAACCCATGCGAAGACGCGATCGAGCGCCCGCTGGGCGATGAGCCAATCGGTCTGCCCGGGGCCGTTCGGGTTCCGCCCGGTCGCGAGGAGGGCGTCGTTGAGAATGCCGAGCTTCGGCTGGGTAACGCCGTCTGCGGAAATCCGCGGCCGAAACTGCTGCTGCTGCTGGTCGTTGCGCTGCTTCGACTTTTCGAGGATCGCGAGCCCGTCTTCCTCCCGCTCCTTCGCCCCGCTGAAATCTTCGTTGAAGCCCCGCATGATCTCGGCCTCGACGAGCCGAGTGAAGCCCTGCGCGAAGAGCGGCGACCAATTCGCCTCGCTGCCCTTCCGGAGGTAGTGGACCTTCACGCCCTGCGTGTAGTTGCAGCAAACGTGCCGGCTGATGATCTCGTAGTCGTCGAGGGCCTTCTCGTCTTTGAAGACGGCGAGAACCATGAAGCAATCGAGCGGGAGGAGGAGGGCGTTGACGTAGCGCTCGCTCTTCCGCCCGTCCTGCGCCAGCTCTGACGAGCGGTCGATGTTGAAGGCCCACTCGTGCAGCTCGCAGACCCACCCGGTGGTTCGGTTATAGGCGGCGAGGGCGTTGATGTATTCCTCGTCCGTCGGGTCCGTCGTCGGGATGTTCCCGGTGGCGCGAAGGGCATCGGTGATGATGGTGTCTTGAACGGCCATGTGCGCGAGCATGCCCGGGCGCGCGAGAAGCGCAACGCACAGGGTCGCGCAAGCCCAACCCCCTGATTTTGCCCGTGTGCTTGCGGCAAACGAAGAGGCCCTCCGGTTTGGCGGAGGGCCTCGGGTCTTTGGGAGGAATGCGTCGCCTTGCGAGGGCAATCAATTCGTACACTCACGATGCGCGGCGCGCAACTCTCTTGTCCTGCCCGTTTGCCTCCGCGAGCCGGTAGTAGCTGGCGACCGTCGCGCCCTGCTCGTTCATGACATAGACGTCGCCGCTATGAAGGTCGATCGGCCGCCCGTCGGAGCTGCGGAAGCGCACCGTGCGCCCGGGGCCGTTCGGGTGAACCTCGAAGTCGTCGGTGAGATAGAGGCGCTCGGCGCCGTCCGGCGTCCGATGCTTCACTGTCAGCGGCAAGGGCTTCTCCTTCGGATGGTTCCCCGCCGACCGAGACATGCGGCCCTCGGCCGGCGGGGATGGGCGCCCGCGAGGTCGGGAGCCTACTCGAAGCCCGGACTGTAGTCGTTCTCGCTCTTGATCGCCGCGGGCGGGGCCTCGGTCGGGGCGCCGGTCCGCTTGCTGACGTCTCGCGCGGGAGCGCCCTTCGCGCCCTTCGCACCCTTCTTGCCCTTCGGGGCGACGCCCAGCTCGACCGCCGCGTCGTCGTCAGAGAAGCGTCCGCGCACACTCTCGTTCGCCTTCAAGCGACTGACGCCGTTCGGCGCGAGCTTGTATTGGTCCGGGTGCATGGCGAGGGCTTCGTCGGCGTCGATCGAGTTCAGCTCGACCACCTCGGTGCCGCCGCCGTCCTTCGGCGTGTAGTAGAGCTTTTTTTTCTTCACAACCTTGTCTCCCAGTCGAGGGGAATGCCTGCACTTTCGAGCGAAACCCCTAGAGCGTCTTAGGGGTTCCGCGTCGAGACTACGCGAGCATCGAAGCCGGGCGCGAGAGCCAAGCGGAGAAGGTGATCGACGGCGTGGTGCCGGCGACGACGAGCTGGAGCCGGACGTAGCGGTACTGCGCCGCGGCGGCGTTCTGGATGTAGAGCTGGTTCGTCAGCCAGAGCGCATAGCGGCCCTTCACGCCGTCCATCGCGTTGCCCGGGCTCACTTCGGCGGCGCCGAGGATAAGGGTGGCGAGGTTCACGAACGAAAGGGCGGCGAAGGTGGGATCGTTCGAGCCCTGAAAGCGGAAGGTGTAGAGTTCATCGTTCGACACGACGTCAAGCGCCGTGATGTCGACCACCGCGATGATGTCCTGCCGGCCGCCGACAAGGTCGATGATGACCGGGTCCGTCGTCGGCGCCGCTTGGTCGATCTCGATGATGGAGGTCGCGGCGGCGGCGAAGTTCCGGTCCTCGCAGAAGATGCCGAGCGCGTCGATCGGCGTCCAGCGCTTCGAGAAACCTGCGGGCATTGGTGCTGTCTCCTTGAGTGAGCAGGAGGGGGCGCCGGGCGCCCCGCTCGGTTCCTCTTACGCGACGATCGCGGCGTTGGTGATGGACGTCAGCCGCCCGACGCTCCACGGCTTACTGACAAGGCCCCAGTCCCACTTGATGTGGGTGCTCTTGCGCGGCAGGCCCGGGAGCTGGCCTTCATCCTCGACCGCGAGCGGAACGCCCTCGATCATGAAGATGCCATCCTCGCCAGCAAAGCGGACGGCATAGATGGAGCCGGTGACGGCTCCGCCGCCGCCCGAGGCCACCTCGGTGAAGGGGAGAATGTCGTCGTCCTCCGACTTCGGATAGCCGAAGAGGATCGGGGTCTCGCCATAGCTCAAGACCTTCCGCCCGAGCGGGTCGGTCTTGTCCATGTTGACGACGTTGTTCGTCAGGGTCGGCGACCGGGCCGCAGCCATCCAGAGAGGCTTCCACGTCCGGTTCATGACGAGATGCGTCGCACCGGCCACTTCGTTGAGCAGCTCGTCGAGCTTGGCGAGGCTGAGCGGACCGCCGCCCGACGACGCCGAATTGTGGACGAGCGTCTGTTCCGGCCAGAGCGAGCGCGCCTGAAACCCGTCGGGGTCGCGCGGCTCGTTGAGATTGTCGCCCTTCAGGATGACGCGGGTTGCCTCGCGCGCCATGCTGATCATGCGGAGGCGCTCTTGGATTTCGCGACCTTCGGACCCGTAGTGGTCCTCCATCGCGCGATCCCAGTAGATGTATTCGTCCATGATGAAGATGCCTTCCTCCATCACTTCCGTGCGGCCCTGCGAAGTATTGCCGGGCTCGTTGTACGCACGACGAGAGACGTCCGGAAGAGCAGCGACCTGCGGATAGCGGTACTTGCCGCCGTTCACGGGCCGAATTGGCAGAGCGGCGAGGACGTCGCTGGTCTCGACATAGATGTCGACCATCGCCCGTTCCATCGTGTCTTCCGACACATGCTTCGCGTATTCATAGAGCGGGATGGCGCCCACAAATCCGGGATCGACGGCCATCGGTCAGTTCTCCCTTTATCCTCGGCGCGCGGCGGGCGTCGCCCGCTGTTGCGCCACGCGGCCAGCCCGCAGCTTTTCCAGTGCGCTCCGGCTGTCCCATGCGGGGCCGGTTCGGGTCTCCTTCGTCTCCCGGGAGCCTTCCTTCGGGGGCGTCACGCCCTGACGGCGGAACACGTCCATGAGCGCTTCGAGCGCCTCGACTTGTGCCGTCGTCCAGATGTTGCTCGTCAGAGCGTCGGCCTTCGAGCCGATCGCCCCGTTGAGGAACCTCGTCACGTTGTCAATCCGCGGCCCGGCC